ATTAACTTAGCCATGATTTTTTCTTAGCCTAGTTTCGATGTTGATGGCAAACGTCTCAATCCGGGTCACACCATGCGGTGAACTTTTTTGCGCCCACTCCCATGCTTTGTCAATGTCGCCCTGCGTCAGCCCAACCACTCGGGCTTGTATATTTCAGATTCAGGAATGTTTTGGGTCACAATTTTTTCTCCGTCAAACCATGTTTTGTAATGTGTGCGGTCATGTGTTCTTCTCCTTGTTGTTAAAGCCGCCGTAGTGCCCGCCTAGATTTGCCGCCACCATCACTTTAATGAACTCCTGCTCGGGTGGGGTCATCTCCTTGTACGCAGGAAATTTGTTGCAAGCATCGTCCAAGGTTTTGCGCATAGCAGCGGCCAGATTCTTGGTATAGAGCTTCCCCAGTTCGGCGTACTCGTCTTCTTCAGTCATGTGTTCTTCTCCTTTAATTTGGCTTCAATGGCGCGGGCAATACTATGGTACAGAGTTTTGTTTTCTGCATGGTACGTAGCGATAGCGGGAAAAACCTGCTCCACCTCCTCCTCGGTTAATCCAACCAAGGCTTATGTCTGTATTGATTCATGTTGTGATCGCCGCTCATGTGTTACTCCTTGCCCTGATTGCTTTTGCCGCCTCATCTGCCAGTAGTTTGGCTGGAGATTGGTCATGTAAGAAACTGCCACCTTCCAATAACTTGGCACACGCCTCCCGCTCTGCCTCAATCTCACGTTGCATATACTCAACCATAACCGTACCAAACTGGCTGGGCTGGTTCTCAGGGTCGGTGATCAGTTGCATCATTGCCTCACGCGCCTTTGCAATAACTTCTTCGCTGTTCATTTGTTCTTCTCCTTTAATTTGGCTTCAACAATTGCTGCGACATCAGCAAACGAAAAGTCATTGACGATGTACGGCACACGAGGACGCATTGAGTCGTAGTCTTCTGCTGTCAGTCCCACCCAAGGCTTCTGTTGTGGTGGTGATGTGTAGAGAGGCGTTACAGATGGGTCATCAAAAGGCTCGCCGTATTCAATCTGCTCGCATTCGTCGTCAAAATTGACGTACATCCACGCCACAGGCTTTCGCTTTTCTGCCTGTTCAATGGCTTGGCGTAGGGCTGTTATAGCACCGACATCTACTTTGTTCTTCCCAAAAATATCTTCCAGCGCACCCAGCGCGAACTTCATTACTTCAATACTCATGCGTTCTTCTCCTTGAGTTTGGCTTCAATAGCGTGAGAAAATTCCATATATTGCATTGAGTCCACTTGCGTATAAACACTCCAGATTTCCTCATCCGTTAGCCCAACCCAAGGCTTATGTACCTGCGCTTTTGTGGCAACGTAATCAGCAAACAACTCTACCATTGACATGATACGCGGGTCAGTCCAGCCCATTTTGTATTGCTCGGTCATGTGTTCTCCTTTAAGAAATAATCTTTAAAAACCGTGCCTTTAGATGCATCACCTCTCCAATTCTCTTTAACCCACCCCCTCTTCCCAGACTTATAGGTTCTCCAATGACCTCTGGCTTGATGCCTGCGTGGGCTTGCGTGCGTGCCGCCTTGGTGTTCCTGCTGGGGCTTAGAGGGCTCTACTACAACTGTATGCCAGTCATAGCTCGGCAACTTGCCTTGTTGGGCCTTTCTGCGGTTTGTGAATGTATTCCTTACCGTTGGTACAAACGCTTCAGTCCTAGTGTCCAGTGACGAATAAAACATAGCAACAATTCGGGTCATCATTGCTAGGTCTTGCGAGTCAATGGGTTTATCAACCGGCCCCACTTTTGGCTCGCCATTATATTCAGCAAACAAAAAAGACCCGAGGGATTTATACCCCGTCGTCTTTAGTATCCAACCCGTTACTATGGTCGCGGCAGGCTCTGTAATTATCAACAACAAAAAGTCTCCGTGCGCTGTGTGGGCACACAACATTACTTTTTTGTACGGTGCTGGATGCAATAAATACCGCTTGGGGTCTGCGGCAACGTGGGGGGTTTTAATCACGCCCGTCAAATCAAACCAATGCGTTTGAGTTGGGTCAAGGCCAGCATCAACTACAAGGCTGACCATTTCCCTAATTAAAGGTGTCATGTCTTACTCCTCGTCGTCTAAAAACTCTTGTCGCTCCTCAGCGGACATCTCAGCAAGGGTCTGAAAGTGGTTCTCACCGCAGCATTGAAACCGTGCCTTCTCTTGTCCGCAGTAGCAACAGTACTGTGTACCGTCTGCCATCATCTCTTCTTGTGTCATGTTTGCCTCGCTACGTATTCGTGTTGGAGCCAAGCCAGCGCTCCGAGTTGTTGATAAACATCTTGATGATAGTCACACCACACCGCCATCCGCAGACCGTCGTTGGTGAAACCTGTACCGATAAACGACTGTAGTTGACCACTCTCTGCCATCTCCAGCACATTTTTAATGGCGTCGACTATATCCTGATTCGGCTTGCCGGGCTCGAGCTCGGTTCCGCTTAGAGTAACTACGTTGGTCATATGTTCTTCTCCTGTATGGGCCTACTTTAAGAACGGGACGTCGGGTGTTGTTTTGGTCAACGCCGCGTACTCAAGCAAAACTTTTTGAGCGTTTATAATTTTCCCCGCCGTGTTGTTCATTTCTGATGCGACCTTCACATCCACTACCCCAGTCTTAAGGTCGGCGAATAGTTCAGCTAGTTGCGTGGTTAGTTCAGTTATGTTTTTCATGCTAGTTTTTCCTTCAGTTCACGTTTAATTTGCGTGTATAAGCGGCGTGCCTCGACAAGCGATACAGGAATCAAATAGGTTGATGACTTGTGCCTAAATATCAACGACTTGACATACGAATCTCCCAAGTTATCGCGCTGCAACTTTGCTCGCGCTAGTATTTCCCCCGACCTATTTGCATAGTACTTATGGTAGCGAGCGCTATCTAAGGCTCTCCCGTGTGGCGTCGCCGCATAGGTGGCTTTCTTGGCCGCAATCTGCGCGGCGTGCTTAACTCGGTACCGTTGCTTCATCTTGAACGCGGTATCTGGGTTATTGGTTCTCCACGCCTTCGTCCATGCGTTTTGTTTTTGTTTGAGCTTAGTCCGTTCTGCGGGGGTCATCTTTGCTAGACGATCTGACCTTAACTGCGCGGCCTTTGCGTTATGTTTTGCGCGTTGCTCAGGGGTTAATGGTTTATCGGTCGCGTGCCGACATTGGTTGCACTGAGCACGTAGGCGTTCTCGCGTTGTACCGTCTTTATTTACCCATCGCTTCTTACTAAACGCGGTCAGTGGTTTTGTCTCGTTGCATTTTGTACAAACCTTAGTCATGCTTTCTCCTCAACCACAATTGGTGTGGCACGTTTATATTTAATCTCGTCATGCACAAGCTTGACGGCTCGTTCCATGTCTCGGACTGTGATGACCTCAAGCTGGGCGTCGTGCAGTTCCATGGCCGTGTTGAGCGCGTCCATCTCAGCGGCTACTGGGACAAACTTGTTAGCCTCTACACCTCTAGCACCCACCGAACGCAACGCCCGCAATCCCGCATCAACAACCCCACGGTACTCTTCGCCAAACCCGAGTCGCCACAAGGACTCCATCACATTCAGCGCGTTAATCAGGGCATTGACGTCCGCCTTTGTAGCAGTGCCTTGAGCAAGTGCCGCCATCGCCATGTGGTTAACCAACCTCAAGTCAACCATAAACGAATCATGCAGGGCGACGGGGGGTCATACTCTCCATGACGTATCCCATCGGGTTAATAATCACGGGCTTTGGTCGGTACTTACTACGTTTTTTCATTTGACTTTCGTGTACCTCTCGGCGTTCTTTGAGTTAACCATAGGGGGCGCGTTGCCGTTTGTGTTGGCCGACCTTACTTTGCCTCCTACCGTGCCAGACGTGCTTTTCTTGAACGGGAGCATGTCTATCTTGAACAGGCCCGGAGTATTAAATGCGTTGGGTACTACAGGCTTAGTCATTTCAACTTCCCCTCTCTGCCATCCTTGTAGAGCAGGGACTGCCCCATCCTACTTGGATACTTCAGGTGGTTATCCGCGCCCGGCCTCACGGCTGGCTTGGGGGGTTCGTTATAGATTCCAGCCATCTTGCTGGTTGTTGGGGCTTCTACAACTGGGGTTAGTTTTTTAGTCATGAGTAGTCCCCCGTAAACACAGCCTTGATGCGCGCCCAAAGAGATAACTGCTTAGGCAACGGGCGGCCTAACCCATACTGAGTTTGTTGAAACGCCAAGTCTCCAAGCGCCTTGGTATTCATTATTGAAGTGTCAGATGTAACGACTGCGGCTGTAGCCCACTTGGCGGCAGGCTTTTTCTTCACTGGCATTAGCAAACTACTATGGCGGTGCTTGGCGTTGCGCACGGTGTACATAGGGATGTCTAGGTCTGTGGCAATTTGAGATGCGGGCTTGCCCGAATTGAGAGCTCGTATGATTGCACGGGTTTGTTTGGTTAGTGGTCTAGTCATGGTTTTTCTCCTAAAGATTTAACAATTAAAACATTTCAAGTTGCGCGGGGTCTTTGGGTAAGTCACGAGCGTAGTCATCCCACGCTGCGTGTACATCAATCCCATGAGATATTGCATGCTCGACGACGGCGTACAACAGGGGTGAAAGGTTGCCTCCACTTGGCTGGATAAGATACATCTCCAGCGCACGGTCAAGTGGGGGTACGGGTACATCGTGTATCAACAAGGTATACACATCACTGGCAATAGTCATTCGTCGAACTCCAAAAAGTTAACCAAGTTGTGGTCTTCGTCCGTTGTGAACCAACAGATAAATTCCGGCGGCGGTAAGCCCACTATACGTAGGCGGTTCCCTATACGTGCGGTATTAATAACGGTACTAAGCCACTCTGGCCTCATGTGTAGTGGTTGCGAGCGGTGAGCGTTGGTAGCGCCCCTCTCGTTGTGCCACAGTTGTACCGTGAATAGCCCCGCACTTTCTGTGTACCGTATTTCGTACGCAGGTTTAGTCATTAAGTCCCCAGTCAAATGCCTCAAGAATGCTATCTACTTTCTGCTTAATCTCCATACGGTGTCCTTCATGTTTACGTAACTCATCGGGCTCTACACCTTGCAACGTATCCTCCAACTGACGCCGCGCCTTCTCCAGCGTAGGGTCTTGGGATACGTTTAGCGTAGAGAGTAATTCACACAGGTCTAACGCTCCAGTGACCATCGTGTCGTGAAACTTGCGCTTCTTGCCATCTTCATCGACCACCAATCGGTCACTGAGTCGGGTCAGGGACGCGTGTAGTCTATCCCACAAATCTTTCGTTGCCTCTTGCACACGCGCTGTCGCAGCAATCTCGTATTGTTCAATCAGTTCGCGCTGTACCTCGGTCTCAACATCCAATCGGAAGTCACCACTCGTAGGTAGAGGCATGAACGAAGTAAAGAACGCAAACTTGTGCCCGACTACATCGCGCTGTGGGTACTCATCTCTATCGAATAGTGTACCTAGTTGAAACGCTGCTTTCGCCACCAGTGTGTCATATTTATCGAGGTATGTCATTACCAACTGATAAAAATCATTCTGGTATACGTTCATCGTTTCTTGTACTCCATCAGGGCTTTAGTCGGCAGGAGGCGTGAGCCGTTATCACTCCACGGTATTGTCAATCGGTAGTGCTCGGCGCGTGCCTTGGCTTGAAACTTAGTGATAGCGTCTAGCTCGACACAATCTGCAAATAGATTCTTGTACACCGAGGAAGCACGCTTTGATGCGGCGTGGCTGTCTACCACCACACGCTCTTGTGTGTAGGTGTCTTTCTTGCGGCCTGAGTATACCTTGATGTTTAGGTCGACCAACATGGCCGAACGTGCGACACCTGCGATTGGGTTTGTTGTATTCATAATGATTCTCCAAAGGTTTAACGATTAAATGTTTGCGTTGCGAATTGCGGTTAGTGCTTTTATTGCCTCGTACGTTTCATCGTTAATCATGTCGCAACGTAGTAAGCCTGTCACTGGGGGGGTTATCTTATTCATGTACGACATCTCATACCCATGCGTACCTTTGCCTTTACCTATGTGTTCTTCTTCAAGGCACTCCGCTTGGCGCATGATAGTCATCACCGCGTCAAGCTGCCTCATGTCGAGAATCACGTTGTGGTCTGCTATCTTTATTACTGCTCTCATACTGATACCTCATAGTTAATTTCATTACACTCGGCTGACTCAATGAAGGCTTCTTCACTGCTCAGGTATTCATACTCTCTACCCAACTGCTTGTATAAGTCATCTGCCAGACCGCGGAGAAACTTGGTCGTCTCCTCCTCAAAGTTTCCATCACGGAGGTCGGCGCTTACCATCTCATCCCATACATCCGCATCAAGCAAAGCGAACACCCCACTCGGCCATGACTGCACGTCCCAGTCACCGGTATCAACACCTTCTATGTAACAGCTTCGACGGCTCACCACAGACTGAATCTCCAGCTTGAGTTCTTTAGCGTGTATGTACAACGCGGGGTACTTTACATCAAGGTTATTTACAGACATGTACTTGCTCAGTGGCATACAGCCATTGAACGCCGCGCCATCCCCCTGCGAGTGGAACCCTGAGAAAGTAATCTCCACCACCTGCAAGTCATACGTGGCGGCGCAGTCCTCGCGGAAGTTGTCGTAGACGTGCTCCCACCAGTCATAGTCAAGCCAGTGCTCCACGTACAGCATGTGCTCCTTCTCGAACTGCTCGGGGTGTTGTTCTTTAAGTTGTAGTATGTTCATGTCATTAGTCCCATTCAATTGCGCGGTGTACCCGCAACACATAATCGTTACCAGAACCCCGACACTCGACGTCGTCAGATTCTTCCCCGATTCGCAAAAACTCGTGGTCGTATCCCATCTCGCTCAACGACTCCAACATAGCCTCAAACGCGGTAACTTCAGGAAAAATGTCATACCACTTTATACCCTCGCATCGGAACTCTAGTCTCTTAAATGGGTCGTTCCAACTGAACTCCTCACCCCACTGGTCGGACAACGCTTGGAACCTCGTACCCATAAACATTTTGAGCGCCACGTACTTATCATTCACATCACCATTCCCATTTGAATAGATTACTGCGGCTACATCGCTTCTATATCCCATGTCACACCTCCACTTGAATAGTTGTACCGAACGGCGCTTTTATACCGCTTGTGATTGCCCACAACGTAGGCACATCAGTCGACCCCCAGTTGTCAATGTATCCATCAGTAAACTGCACGATGGCTTGCGGCTTGATGCCCTTCTGCTGTAAGTACGTGAACAACACCGACCCGTCCGTGCCCCCACCACCCTTGGGCTGAAGGTTCTGCACTGCGAACTGCCCGTCGTCAAACGTCTGATGCCCTGCCACCTCAGTGTCCCAGTAGACTACATGCACTTTGCTCGGCGCAACATCCTCAACGATACGGGTAATCTCAGACACAAACCGTGTCATCTCCGCACCACCAAAGCATGAGCCTGACGTATCAAACCCGATGACCAACTCCTCCATAGTGGTCGAGATACATGAGGGCATGAGTATGTCGTCTGCCAAGAACCTGCGGTTGGGTCGTTGCCATGTAGTCTCGTCACGTCCACGGCACGTCTCACTAATGAAGTCACGTAACACTACGCGCCAGTCCACCTTGGGGTGCAACAAGTCACCGAACATACCGTCACGACCCGCGGCCCCCTTGCCAATCTTCTTGGCTAGAATCTCACCTTGACGCAATGCGCGGTCAATCTCTTTGCCTTGCTCGGCTTGTACTTCTTCGCCAACAGGGTCATGTCCCTCGCCCCACTTGTGCTCGTCGAAACCGTCTGGCGGCTCCTCACCTGACTGCTTGAGGTCTTCGTAAATCTGTGCCACAGACCAGCCTGAATACTTCTCGCTCGGCGGGACACCGATAGACGGCATCTTGATAAAGCCTGTGCTGTCAGCGTTATGTAGCTCGGTGTTGACAAAGTAGTCAGCCGCTATGTTAGCCAGCTTGGCGTTCTCCGTGAACAGACGGCGCCACATCTTGTTGTGACGGTACGCCTTGTGCATGCCTTCATGCAGGATAACGAACCGCAGGGTAGCGTCATCGCACAACGTGGTGTTAACGAACTCAGGGTTGTAGAACACGTTCCACCCATCAGTCGCCGCTGTGGGCAAGTCCTCTGTGAATGTAACGTTGCCACACGCCAACACACCACTGAACCGACAGAACTCTGGGTGTTGCATGATTGCTAGGTGTGCTTTACGCACTCGGTCTTTTGCACTCAACATAATGATTCTCCAAAAAAGATTTAACGATTAAATGTTTACCGCCGCGTGATAGCGCCAATAAAGGCTTTCTGGACTCGCAGTTCATCACGGTCGAATTGGTATGTACGCAAGGGCGGGACGTATGCCCGACTGATACGCGCGGGTGTCCAGTCCTTACGAAACTTGACGATGTTGCGCCCGTTGGATGTGTATTCAATAATCAACATAACTCTGCTCCTTAGAAGTACTTGCCCAATGACGCGCACGCCTTGGTGAATTTCTGGTTACGACACGCCATGCCGACCTTCTGGTCATTCGACGCCAGCGACATGACGAACAACGAATACGCCTCGAACGAATCGCCACCTACACGCTCCATGTATGTAAGATACGCGTCGATAGTCTCCGCAGTCACACTGGCCGACAAGCTGAACGCCATCAAGAATCGAGCCGCTGTACCTTGGGGCAGTTTTGTACCTTCTGGGTCTTTGGCCACCAACTTGCGACTAGGCAACGCCTCAGACAGATTGACCATAGCCTCAAGGTCACGCGCCGCCGACTCTCCAATAGTCCCAGCCAACAACGGCAGGAACGCCTCGCCCAACTCCTCACGCGCCACCACTACTGTTGGACGCCTTGGCCATCGAACGGTGAGACACAAACGTCTTGGTGTTGCCCGTCATCGGGTTGAAGTTGTATGGGTTCTTATCCTGCGGGTTGTCCGCGTAGCACTCAAACACTTGTGGGTACTCATGCACAAACGCCATGACCGCGGGGTGTATGTTGTTCTTCATAGCCCAGTTGTTTATCCACTCGTCCGCTAGTGGGTTCGCAACGGTCACCACAGTCATACGGTTGTAGGCAATAGCCGGAATCATGTCCCCCACACCATCGGTGTCGAGGTTGGTCGTCGCGAACACAATCGAGCCAGTGGGTAGACATACATCGCCGAGCCTACGCTCGAGAATCACAGGCAACAACATGTTCAGGATACCCTTACTGCTGGGCTTGCCCAACTCGTCGAGCATCAACAATACAGGCTTCTTCTGGTCACGTGCCAGACCGAACCGAGACGACGGGGCGAACTCTGTAATCATTCGTTCGCGGTCTACAACGGGCATGCCGAGGTCACCGAGGTCAAGGTTGGCCACATCAATGTAGCAGGGGTGGTAGTCGGGCATCTCGCGCTTGAGTTGGTTGAATATGGTTGACTTACCAATTCCGGGTTGCCCCCTGAGTAGGATGGTGTTCGATGCACCTAGTGTGCGGATAGCGTTTGCGGCTTGGGCTAGTGTTACGTTCATGATGATTCTCCAAAAGGTTTAACGGTTAAATGTTTACTGCGTCTCGCATGCGGCGGGTGCACCTGTTGTATATCGCTGACCACACCCGCGCAGGGGTGATAGTCGGGGCCTCGTACAAAATCAAGGTGGCGCGCCACGCATCTACTAACTCGGGGTACTTCTCCACGTCCCGCGTCGACAACGTCATCTGGGTATTAGCACGTGCATAACGGTAGCCGCGTCTACTCTCGTAGTAGCTCGTACTCGCCACGGCATCTGCGCTACGCTGTGCGCTCGTCGCCAACAGTATGGGTAACATCTCCAAAAAGTCTTTGGCTGAGGCCTTGAACTCTTTCCGTGCGTCTCTATCTGCTACGTACTTGCGCTCAACGGCTGGCTCGCCCACTAAGACCCCCACCTCGTTGAACACCATCCCCCGAGTAGTATACATACACAGGGCCCCATGCTGATTGTGAGTACATTCGCACCATTGTGTTCTTGTAGCCGTTGTTGTTCTTGGTGTACATGACGAACCCCATCTCACGGAGCGCCTTGCGTGTTGTCATGTGGTCTTCGTACCCCCCAGCGGTCAGCCTTACTTGGCCATCTGGGTACGCAGTAATAATCTGCGTCTGGTGAAACATCACCCCCATAGTGCCCACCTCTCGGGTGACTCGGAAGTGGTTCTTGCTCCGACGGGCTTTGTCGGCAGGGGCGTCGCCTTTGTATTGACCCCGCTTATATTGATGACGCTCAAGGTGCGTCGAAAGTTTGCTGTACATGTTCATGTCATTTCTCCAAAAGGTTTAACGATTAAATGTTTCCCCACTGCGGGGAGTATCGGGGTCTGCTCTCCCACTCGATATATCTATTATACCCCCTATTATACCTGTGTGTCAACCCCCCTTACTGTTCGATGTTCGGCCATACACTGTGCGCTCAGCCACTCGTTTCTTATACTGTGCGGGTTGGTCGTCAGGGTTTATCATTTTTGAGTACTGCTCGGCAAGTTCCCGCGTTCCGAACAATACAGGCTGACCTTGGGTGTCCGAGTCGTCGCCCTTGACGTAGTATATCTCTGAGTTGTTCATGTCGTCTCCTTGGGTATATCAACCTCATCGCCTAGTTTACTTGCCACGTAACAGCGCATGGCTGCTACTAATGGTGTGGGGGCCTATGCGTACCTCGTCACCGTTCTTATCTTCTGCGTACCAATGGTTGCCATACTCGACACCTTCATCTACATAATGCGTAGCCCACCACAGCCCCATACTCTCCCTCTCGATGATTGGCCCGCCTTGCGCCCAATCGGTTGAGTACTTTCTGGCGTATGCACCCCGAAACCGCACGTCGTCCTTCCCATAGTCAATACCCTCGCACTTTGCCACTGCCCAATCAAGGGCAGCTCCGGTTAACTCTGATGTTTTCATGTCGTCTCCTCGACTGACTCAATGGCCCAGTCGCCGTAGCCGTCCTTGTGCTCGTGCTTCTCCAACTCGGCCCATGCAAGGGTCTCGGCAGCTTCCTCGTTCTCCGCTTCCACAGTCACTACGGTGTAGCTGGTGCGGCGCAGTTCTATTTCGTATGTTTTCATGTCAGCTCCTCTACATCTTCGATGGTGGTTGTTACCTGCGAGCCGAACTGGTCGAACTTGTCCACTATTTGCGCCAGTAACTGCTCAGGGGTGTAGTCGTCGGCTACCTCTACATCTACGTTTTGCTTGTACGTAACTACAAGTGTGGCTGTGTACTTCTTCATGTCATTTCTCCAAAAGGTTACGGTTAATGTTACTTTGGTCTGGACTGCGCGGATGTCGCTGAGGTAGTCCCTGTCGGCACGAGCCACGGCTTCGGCTTCCCCTGCGTACTTTGCACTGTAGTCGGTGTCTTGGATGTAGTACTCGAGGTCAACAGCCGTTATTTCGAGCAGGGTGCGAATAAGTATTAAATCATCTGTGTTGAGTGTCATTGCTTTTCTCCAAAGGTTTAACGATTAAATGTTTCCCATCGAGCTGATTTCCCACTCGATATATCTATTATACTCCTATTATACCTGTGTGTCAAGCCCTGCTTTATGGTCGGCCACAATCTGGTTCACTCGTATGGTGGACAGCCCCACGGACTCGGCGATGATTGCACGGGTGATTCCCTCGGTCGCCATCTGGATGATAGTTTTGTCGCGCTCTCTACGCGTGGCCTTCGCGGTGGCGCTCAGTCGGTTGTATGTAGTCCGTTGTGCATCCGTGGCGCGGTCGAGAGGCCGCAGTTCTCCAGCAGGTGTCAGAAACGACGCCATAACTTTGTCAAACATGGCCGCCTTGCCCATGCCCTCTGCGTCGCACAAGTCTGCAAACTGTTTATAGGAGCCTGAGCCTGCGATGGCCACGACCCACTTCAAGCCGGAACGCGCCGCGTTGCTAAGGTCACCGTTTGCAGTCTCAGAGAGGCGGTCGGCGAAGTCTTCGGGGATTTCAAATTCAATAATGGGCATGATAGTTTCCAGAGGTTGGGTTGAGGTCTAAGTATATCACTATTATTAGTATCTGTAACGATGTAACAAAAATTGGCGATTTGTAACAAAACTGGTGTACGAAAAGTGGGGGGGTGACATCGAGGCCTGTATTGGGTTGTGGCTTGTAGTATACGTCCGTTATTACGCGTGTAACAGTGTAACAGCCAAATCTGCACTAAAAGGAAAGCACGTAAGGAGGCAAGATTATTTGAAATCAACTTCGCAAACATTTAATCGTTAAATTTCTAGCGACGCTTAATCTCCAAATTCTTGTTACACTGTTACACTACACTTTTTTTTTTTTTTTTTCTATATAAGTGTTACTTATTCTCTTTGGCTTCGCCCCTGCTGAATTTCAACTTGCGTACTTTCGTTTTCAAAAAGTTTGTAACAGCAGTTTTGTTACAAATGGGCCAGTTTTGTTACATTGTTACAAATTCTTATAATACTAATACCGTTTTAGGCCTAAAACAGCCCAAAACACTTCTCCAAAACTAATGTTTTCTAAACTACTTCTCCAAAACTAATGTTTTCTAAAGTTGATATACTAGCCGTGGATGATAGTTTTAACCAAACCGCTATTATTAGTATCTAAACATTTAACGATTAAATCTTTGCCGCGCTATTATTAGTATCTAAACATTTAACGATTAAATCTTTGCCGCTCGCTCACCCTCGCTCACCCTCCCTCACCCTCCCTCGCCAACGCTCCGCAACCTTGGCCTACTATCACCCGAAAATTTTGGGCGAAAAAAAACCCCGCCAGATGGCGGGGCTGAGTGGGTGACGTTTTTAGAACGGCGCAGACAATTCGTTAATTAGATTTTCTAAGGTTGCCGCCATAATAGTCAACTGGCTATCGCCAGCCTTAATTAGAATTTGGCTTTGCTCAAACGCTTTTGTAAGAGTCTGAACTAGTGCGGCGCGATCGGTGGTTTCCACTTTGCCCGCTTTTGTGACGACGGCTTTATCGGCGCTTAGCCCGTTTCCAGTTTGAGCGCCACGTTCTTTTTTAGCTTTGCTTTTCTCATTAGATAAAGTGGCACTAAACGGCACGTTATCCTGAAACGCGATCCAAAAATTCGTTGAATAGATCTTACCCGTCTGAACGGATATTAGATTCTTTTCAACCAATGTGTCGAACAAACCCTTGACGGCTAAGCGCGCTGGGTTTGTGGTTGCGTTGCCTTTCAAAAAGTCTTTGGTGGCTTGGGTTCCACGCTTCACAATCATAAGGTCGACAACTTTTTGAATCGCCATGTTGCGTTTATCGGTTGCGGTTGCGTCTATGTTGCGCGCTTCAACAAACGATGCAATGGTTGCGGTAATGGCGGTTTTGGTGATCAGAACGGTCATGATATGAATTCTCTCTTAAGTTTGTATGGGGTCAAAATCGATCCCATGAGTTATTATATACCCTTTATTATATCTACCCGTTTATTTTCAATTTATTTTCAATTTATTTTTGGGCGTTATTTTCCCGCGTCAATTGGTTTAACCGTTAAACGTTTTTTAGCCGCCCGCCGACCCCACCCCGTACCCACCCCCGCTTTCTGTCAATGGGTCCCCCCATATCACTATGTTCTGAGTGTTGGATACCCTGATACCAAAATTATCAAATCGGGGTCTTAGTATATCCTATTATACCCCCCCCCACCCCCTTCGCTTCCTGCCACGATTTATTGAGGTCCTTTTGTCAGAAACACCCCCCGGCATATAAAAATAACGTGTACCCCGAAAAAAATAATATATAATCCGTTCAACTTGGTTGCCAAACTTTCGCCATGTACACTGCTGTTATAGACACTAATATTCCACTCGCTGATTTTGCGCCCACCTTTGAGGACCTCGAAGATCGGCTGGCTGCGGCAATGGGAGCGCTAGAAGCTTCGGGCGGACTACCTGACCCGAGCACAATAACGGAAGCAGACAAGGATAAGGCCCGCGAAATTTTCGTCGGGGGCCAGTTGGCATCGGATAAGGACCTTGCATCACCCCAAGTAGTTGTATATCTGCAGGGACTCCTGAGCGAGTACGACAAGACGGTTGTTAAGAGCGCCGCACAGCTCCGCACATATGTTACTAATAAGCTGCTTGTTGAATCCGACAACGCAGACCCCAAGATTCGGATGCGCTCACTAGAGTTACTGGGCAAAATCTCCGACGTTGGACTGTTTACCGACAAGACCGAGATCACAATGCGCCATCGCCCGACTGAAGAGTTGGAGCAACTGCTGCGCGAACGCCTGACACGGGTTATCAATGCGGAACCCACACCGTCCAGCCGTATTAAGATCGACGACATCTCTATTGACGACGTGAACCCGACATAATGGATTTCGACGCACAACAGATCGAGAAGCTAATTGCGGGGCTGCCTCCTGAACAACAGGCTGATTTATTGTCGCTTTTAGAAGAATTAGAGACCCGCAAGCTAAATGCAGCGGCTCAGATGGACTTTTTGGCGTTTATTGCGCGTGTAGACCGCACCTACAAGTTCGGGGTTCACCTAAAACGTCTTGGCCACCTACTAATGGACGTGCAAGAGGGCATAAAAGACCGTATTGCTGTGTCTATGGCCCCTCGTTTTGGTAAATCGCAGATGATTTCCATATACTACCCCGCGTGGTACTTGGGCAAACACCCAGATCACAAGGTAATTGTGGCTTCGCACACGGCAGATTTGGCCGTCGTGATGGCCCGTAAGGTTCGTAACTTAATCCAGAGCCCCGAATATGCTGAAATCTTTCCTAACACACGTATCGCAAGCGACGCTAAAGCGGCTGCACAGTGGAACACCACTGCTGGTGGAGAATATTTTGCTATTGGTGTCGGTGGTGCTCTTGCCGGTCGCGGCGCACACTTAATAATTGCGGATGATCCGCTGTCCGAGCAGGACATTAAGTCCGGGAATACGAACTCGCTAGATACGCTGTACGACTGGTTCAGTGCGGGTCTACGTACGCGTCTGATGCCCGACGGCAAGATATGTGTGCTGCACACCCGATGGCACATGAGGGATTTAATTGGGCGGCTGCTCAAAGATTCCGCTATGAATGACGGTGGTGATGTCTACGAGCCGTTTGAGTTTCCGGCGATTTTGAACGAGAACACAGAGAACGAAAAGTCACTTTGGCCCGAACAATGGACGTTAGAGAGCCTCCAGCAGACGCGGGCTTCAATGCATCATATTACGTGGCAGTGGTACGCGCAATACCAGCAGAACCCAACAGCCAGTAAAGCAGCGATTATTAAACGTGAGTGGATTAGGTGGTGGGAGAAAGAGGAGCCCCCGCCAGTCGAGTTCACGGTGCAGTCATTTGATACGGCCCTCACTACTAAGCAGCGCTCCGACTATTCGGTGTGTCACACGTGGGGGGTATTTACGCATGAGGAGGACGGAACCCAGAACGTTATCCTGCTTAACAGTGTAAAGGGGAAGTATGAGTTTCCGGAACTTAAAGTCATGGCGCACGAGCAATACGACGAGTGGCAGCCAGACAGTGTTATTGTCGAGGCCAAGGCGAGCGGTCAACCGCTTATTGACGAGATGCGCCGTTCGGGTATTTTTGTTCAGGATTTCAGTCCGGGTAAAGGCCAAGACAAAATTGCACGCCTTAACGCAGTGGCTGATATGTTCGCTAGTGGACACGTATGGTTTCCTGAAACAGCATGGGCGGCGAAAACAGTTGAAGAAATACTGGCGTTCCCTGCTGGCGAGCATGACGATGAGGTAGATACTATGACTCTGGCACTGATGCGGATTCGTAAAGGCGGCCTGTTGCGCTTAAGTAGCGACCACGAGGATAATGAAGTATTTGGCTCATACCGCAAATCGCGGTTTTACGCAATCTAGATAGAAGGAACACACCATGGCTATTGATAAAGCACTGACTCCCGCTGTAATGGCGGTTATAGACCCTGAGATTGAGATCGAAATTGAGATCGAGATCGGAGAGCCCGACGACTTGCCCCCAGAAGAAGAAACGGCGGAAGTCTTTGACGCTAACCTTGCGGAGTATATGGACGAGTCTGTCCTGCAAGAACTGGCCAGTGACTTGATAGCTGATTTCGACAAGGATATTACTGACCGTAGTGACTGGGCGGAGACCTACGTTGACGGCTTAAAGCTACTTGGTCTGAAGTACGAAGAGCGTACTGAGCCGTGGAGTGGTGCTTGCGGTGTGTTTCACCCGATGCTGACTGAGTCCGTGGTGCGGTTCCAGAGTGAGTCGATCATGGAGACGTTCCCAGCCGCGGGCCCCGTCAAGACACAGATTATCGGTAAAGACGACCCGAAGACACAAGAAGCTGCGTTGCGGGTACGCGACGACATGAACTACCAGTTGACCAGCGAGATGCAGGAGTATCGTGGCGAGCACGAGAAGCTGTTGTGGAACTTGCCTATTGCCGGTTCCGCGTTCAAGAAGGTGTACTACGATCTAAGCAAGGGCCGCCAAGTAGCTATGTTTGTTCCCGCCGAGGACATCGTTGTTCCTTATGGTGCGTCAAGTATTGAGTCCGCTGACCGTGTAACCCATGTGATGCGTAAGACACCCAATGAGATTACTTCGCTACAGCAGAAGGGCTTCTACCGGGACATCGAACTAGGCGAGCCAAGCGGTGAGCTGGACGACATTGAGAAAAGAAGGCCGCTGAAAGCGGTATGACCGCAACAAACGACAGCCGCTACCGTTTACTAGAGATGCACGTGCACTTGGACCTAGAAGGGTTTGAGGACTTGGATGAGAAAGGCGAGCCCACCGGCCTTGCTTTGCCATACGTGGTGACTATTGATAAGTCCTCGGGCGAGATTCTCGCCATCCGCCGTAACTGGTATGAAGCAGACTCGCTCCACATAAAGCGCCAGCACTTCGTACACTACCAATATATTCCCGGGTTTGGCTTCTACGGCTACGGGTTGATTCACCTGATTGGTGGGTACGCTAAGTCTGCGACGATGATTATTCGTCAGTTGGTGGACGCTGGCACGCTATCTAACTTGCCCGGCGGTCTGAAGTCCCGTGGTCTGCGTATTAAGGGTGACGACACCCCGATCGAGCCCGGTGAGTTCCGTGATGTAGACGTGTCCAGCGGCTCTATCCGCGACAACATCCTGCCCCTGCCTTACAAAGAGCCAAGCCAAGTTCTATTTGCGCTGTTCCAGAACATCGTGCAAGAAGGTCGTGCGTTCGCCTCCGCAGGTGACTTGAAGATCAGCGATATGTCGGGCTCAGCCCCCGTTGGTACGACTCTCGCGCTGTTGGAGCGTACGCTCAAGGTGATGTCCGCTGTGCAGGCTCGCTTGCACTACGCGATGCGCCAAGAGTTCAAGCTGCTCAAGGTTATTATTCGCGACTACACTCCTGACGAGTACACATACGAGCCGGTTGAAGGCAGCCGTATGGCCAAGCAGAGTGACTATGACATGACTGAGGTCCTGCCTGTTAGCGACCCTAACGCCGCGACCATGGCCCAGAAGGTTGTCCAGTACCAAGCAGTGATCCAGTTGGCCCAGCAGGCTCCGCAGTTGTACGACCTGCCACTACTACACCGTCAGATGATTGAGGTGTTGGGGGTGAAGAACGCCTCTAAGCTCGTACCGTTGGAAGATGACCTGAAGCCGGTTGACCCCGTGCAGGAGAACCAGAACATCCTGATGGGCAAGCCGGTCAAAGCGTTTATCCAGCAGAACCACGAGGCGCACATCGCGGTACACATGGCGGCCATGCAGGACCCGAAGATCATGAAGATTGTTGGGCAGAGCCCAATGGCGCAGCAGATTCAGGCTTCTCTGTTGGCGCACGTCAACGAGCACGTTGCCTTTGAATACCGTAGACAGGTAGAGACCGAACTCGGCCTGCCAATGCCTACCAAAGAAGAAAACGAGAACATGGACGAGGCTACCGCGTCACAAGTTGCCCAGTTTGCAGCCAAAGCGTCACTCCGTCTCCTACAGCGGGACCAAGCCGAAGCCGCAACCGAGCAAGCTCAACAACAGCAGCAAGACCCTGTGGTTCAAATGCAACAGCAAGAATTGCAGATCAAAAAGCAAGAGTTGCAACTGCGCGAGAAGAAGATGTTGGCCGACGCCGCAGAAGCCGCTGACAGGTTAGAGCTGGAGCGTGAGCGTATCTCCTCACAAGAACGTATCGCAGGTGCCCAGATTGGCGCACGCGTACAGGGAGACCGTGAGAAGTTGCGTGCCAAAGAGCAGGTTGACGGTGCCCGCATCGGAGTAGACGTTGCCAAGAATAGCGCGCAGATGGCAATGCAAACGCGTAACAAGGAGTAATACATGGACGCCCGGAAAATAACAGAGTACCTACTGACTGAGATACGCGAGTCATCGGCGTCTCACCAAGTTTTTATACTTTCTGGGCGTCCTAAAGATCATGCTGAGTACCAGCATGTCTGCGGAGTGATCCGAGGTTTAGCTACCGCAGAATCCATAGTGAGAGACCTTGTGCAAAAACTGGAGCAATCTAATGACGACTGAGTTTGACGCCTCTGCAATCGACTTATCTAAAATTCTGGATAAGACGGCTGAGCAAAAAGCAAAACAGCTACCCGACCCTAAAGGATTCCGCATACTGTGTGTTGTCCCCGAGGCAGAAGACTCATACGAGAGTGGCATTATTAAAGCTGACTCTTCTAGGCACCACGAAGAGGTTCTGACACCTACTTTGTTTGTCGTGAAGCTCGGCCCTGATGCCTATAAGGACGAAAAGCGCTTTCCAAGCGGCCCAAGCTGTAAAGAAGGTGACTTTGTTATCGTTCGCCCTAATTCAGGCACCCGCTTGAAGATTCACGGCCAAGAGTTCCGCATCATTAACGATGACGCGGTTGAGGCTGTAGTTGAAGACCCGCGTGGTATTACGCGTGCATCGTAAGGATTAATATATGCCAAACAGAACTGATGACGAATACGTCTTCCCCGACGAGGAATCCAAGAAAGTAGAAGCTCTTGAGGATGATGAGCTTGAAATCGAGATCGAGGATGATACCCCCAAAGCCGACCGTGGCCGCGTAGTCGCTGAACCACCTGCAGAGGTTACAGATGACGAACTGTCTGAGTACGACGAGAAGGTACAGAAGCGCTTAAAGAAGTTTACGCGTGGGTACCACGACGAACGCCGTGCGAAGGAAACAGCGTTTCGTGAGCGCCAAGCCGCAGAAGATTTTGGCAAGCAGATGTTTGAGGAGAATAAACGTCTCCAAGAGCAACTCGCTACCGGCAGCCAAGCCTATATTAGTCAGTCCAAAGAAGCAGCAGAGTCTGCGCTTCAGGTAGCACGTAAGAAATACCGCGATGCCTTTGAGGCGGGCGACGCCGATCAAGCCGTTACTGCACAGGAAGAAATCTCTCGTGCAATGATGAACTTTGACCGCGCTACCAATATGCGGCCTATCGAGGTCCAAGAGCGTCAGATGCCAGTTTCGGCTCCGCCGCAGCCAGTTGTTGACAGCCGTTCAGAGGACTGGCAAAATGACAACGAATGGTTTGGGAAGAACCGATCTATGACAGCATTCGCCCTCGGGTTGCACGCTGAGTTAGTAGAAGAGCAAGGTGTCGACCCATCCACTGACGAATACTACGACGCTATCGATAAAACGATGCGTCAAAAATTCCCCGAGCAATTCGGGAGCGAAGAGGTTACTAGAACGCCTCCCCAAAGTTCTGACCCGGCAGAAGAGGAAACTCCGCGCCGTGCACAAAAACCCGCTGCAGTGGTTGCCCCGGCAACTCGTAGCACCCCACCGAACCGCATACGCTTGAAAAAGTCTGAGGTAGATGTAGCCCGCCGCTTAGGTGTGCCGATCGAACTCTATGCGAAACAGGTTGCTAAATTGAAGAATGGAGCTTAAATATGGCTGATACAAAAACACGCGACTCGTCGCAAGACCGTACCCCCCGTGACCTCGATACGCGAACCCAGTTTGCGCGTCCAGAGGCTTGGCGTGCCCCAGAGACGCTACCCCATCCAGACCCCCGTCCGGGTTGGGCTCATAGGTATGTTCGACTGAGTACGCTTGGTGTCTCCGATCCAAGCAATATTTCTTCAAAGCTTCGCGAAGGATATGAACCCTGCAAAGCAGAAGAATATCCCGAGCTTATGATGCACGCGTCAACCGATAGCCGCTTTGCTGGCGGAGTCGAAATTGGCGGATTGTTGTTGTGCCGTATCCCCGAGGAGTTCATGAAGCAACGAAGCGCTCACTACGCTCGCCAAAATCAGGCTCAAATGGATTCAGTAGACAACAGCTTTATGCGAGAAAGCGACCCACGTATGCCTCTGTTCTCAGAGCGCAAAACGAAGGTTTCTTTTGGTTCTGGTTCTTAATTTTAGGAGTCCTTAAATGGCAACTACCGCTTCTCCATACGGTCTAAAACCCGTAAAGCGCGCCGACGGCATGGCTTATGCTGGCGCAACTTCACAGTACTTGATTGACCCCGCTGGTGAGGCCACAAACCTCTTCTACGGTCAAGTAGTACACGTTGGTGCTGATGGTTACATCGCACTGTCAACCGCCACTGGCGCTGACGGCACTACTAACGCTCTTCCTACAGGCACCACGCTAACTGGTTCTTTGGGTGTGTTCGTTGGCTGTGAGTACGTTAACGCACAAGGTCAAATCATCAATGCTCAGTACTACCCCGCTGGTACAGCTAACGGTGGTGAGATCAAGGCTTTTGTTGTGGATGATGCAAACGTATTGTTCCAAGTTCAGATGGACGGCGTAATCGACCAATCTGACATCGGTGCAAACACGTTCTTCGCTGCGGCTCAGAGCGGCTCTACGGGTTCTACTCGTACGGGTAACTCTACTAGCGCTGCTGAGTCAACGACTGTAACTACTACCGCTGCCTTCCGTATTGTGGCTGCTGTTTCACCTATTGGTGACGCATTCCCAGACGTGTTGGTCAAATTCAACCCCGGTTACAGCAGCTCCACAAACGCTGTTGGCCTGTAAGGAGTACTAAAAAATGGCAATTTCACGCGCACAACTACTTAAAGAGTTGTTACCGGGTTTGAACGCATTGTTCGGCATGGAATACGCTCGCTACGGCGAAGAGCACAAAGAGATTTACGAAACTGAATCTTCAGAGCGCTCATTTGAAGAAGAGACCAAGTTGTCAGGCTTTAGTGCCGCCCCAGTCAAGGCTGAAGGCGCTGCTATCTCCTACGACAATGCGCAAGAGGCATGGTCTACTCGTTACAGCCACGAGACAATCGCACTGGGCTTCTCCATCACTGAAGAAGCTGTTGAAGACAACTTGTACGACAGCCTGTCTGCTCGCTACACCAAGTCTTTGGCGCGTGCCATGTCTTACACCAAGCAAGTTAAAGCAGCAGCTACCCTGAACAACGGTTTCAGCGGCTCATACTTGGGCGGTGACGGCGTAGCTCTGTTCTCAACAGCTCACCCCACCGTTGGTGGCGGTACTAACTCCAATGCCCCATCAGTTGGCGTCGACTTGAACGAGACTTCTTTGGAAGCCGCCGTTATTCAAATCGCTGCTTGGACTGACGAGCGTGGTTTGTTGATTGCTGCTAAGCCTGTTAAGTTGGTGATTCCACCTGCCTTGATGTTTGTTGCAGATCGTCTGTTAAAGACCGAAATGCGCGTCGGCACTGCCGATAACGACATCAACGCGTTGAAGAACATGGGCTCAATACCCGGCGGTTCTACTGTGAATCACTTCTTGACGGATACCAATGCTTGGTTTATCTGTACCGATGTTCCTAACGGTTTGAAGCACTTTGTGCGTACTCCGATGGCAACGTCTATGGACGGTGACTTTGATACTGGTAACGTACGTTACAAGGCCCGCGAGCGTTACAGCTTCGGCTGGTCTGATCCCTTGGGCATGTGGGGTTCGTCAGGTAGCTAATTAGGGTTTACCCTAGTTGATTAAGGGCTCCTTCGGGGGCCCTTTTTCTTTGTGTGATGTTCGTCATGGTGGTGTACGCGGTGGCAGTTAGCGCATAGGGGCACACACTTCTTGATCTCTTCACGAGCTGCGGCGTACCGTCTGTTCCC